TACCCCTTTTAAGTTATATCTTAATTAACTAATTTTAGTTAGTTTTTGTGATAGTTCCAGTCGTTGTAATTGAACCGCTATAAGTTGCTGGTGATTCCATTTCAGCACTCATTTCAATAGAGCTGATAAATCCAGATCCAGAAAATATAGGATCACTAGAATCAGCAGTTGCAAAACTCCAAGTTACTGATCTTCTATTAATCAAAACATCACTAATATCAGCAGCGTTTGCATCATCATCATAAGCAACTAACCCCTCAAAACTAAGCTCACCACTAATCACACCAGCGATAACTTCTTGAAATCCGCTTGAATCTTTAGTTGTTGCCTCAGGTAAATCATTTGAAAGTGATAATGTACAAGATGTTGAATGTCCAACAGCAGTTGCCGCTGAAATTGATGTTCCATCATGAATTTTTAAAATTAAGTCAGTACCATTAAATACTCCAGTTGTAGCCATTTATATTTTTTTTAAATTATTAATCTTTAACAAATATACAAATAAAAAAATTATACATCTTCCCAGTTATCTGCTATATCTTCCCACTTAGCAAAGACATTATCCCAAGTCAAACCTTGACTAGGATCTGTTATTGTAAACACTCCAGTCAAGTTGATTTCTAAATTAAAACTAGTAGCATTTTCAAACTCAGCAGTTTCATCAACTGATTGCACAAACCCCTCACCTCTAAGTAAAAATTTATTATTTGCAATATCTTTAAAATAAAATACTGCCTTTTCCTTAGTTATAACCATTTCAGATAATTGGCTAAAACTTAATGAATCGGAATAATCAGTTAAACAATCACAGCTAATAGTGCCACTTTTAACTCCAGCTATAACCTCTTGGAAACCATTACTTTCTTTATTAGTTGCATCTGGTAAATCTACATTGACATTAAAGCTAGTGCTTCTTGAATGGCCAATAACTGTTGTATCTTTTAAAAGTAAAAAGCTACTGGCATTTATAACTGGCATTTTATTCCTCTATTGGTGTGATTTCGCCAGTATCTATATTTAAAGAACCTTTACCATGTTTTTCCTCAATCGATTTCATTAACTCTTGTTGCTCTTTAGATGCCTCACTAAATGCATCAACAAGTTTGTCTAATGAATGATATGCAATATATCTTAAACCAATTTCAGTTGCAATTTGGTTTGGTTTTGCTATTGATTCTTTTAATTCTTGTAACTCTTTTTCTTCTAGTTTGCTCATTTTATATTAATTTAAAATTATACTGGATCATTCCAGTTTGGATATAAAACCTCATCTACTGGGTTTTTCTTTTGATATAACAATTCATCAACATCTTGTTTTAATTGATCTATATTAACTGTTGATTCTAACCAGCCAACAACAATTTCTTTAGTCAAATCTTCATAAGGTATAAAAGGATTTTCTGGATTATATTCTATATGTTGGACACCAATTTGTCTAGCTGTTGTTGGATTTTCCTCATTATCAGATACTACATAAACAAATATTATTTCATAAATAACATTTTGATTATCACCCTCTTTTATTTTAGCATTGAATTGTGAAATTTCCCACGAATAACTATTTGCCATTATTTATTTTTTTTACAAATTTAGTAATTATTTTAACAATCATCAACTTCTGAAATACCACCCTCATTATTTACATATATATATTTACCAGTTGCAGTTGGAAAATTATCATTACTATAAATAGCGTAATAACCCTGTGGTGCTGGAGTTGTACCACTTACAGTAGTATAAGCATAATAAGTATTAGCGGCATCTGGTACTAAATTATTTACATCTGTATGAAAATATGATGTGCCACTAGGTATTGCTAAATCACAAGCATTGGAACTAGATGTTGAGCTAAAAACAAACTGAAATGCTGTTCTAGTTACATTTTGATTATAAGAACTAAACTCAGCAAAACTTAAAGGGTTTTCCCCATCTGGTCGGTTTTCAATAGGATTTAAAGTGTTTACAGCTGGATAGCTTTGACCAGAACCACTAGAATTGCCGCCAGATAATCTTTGTAAATCTGACATATAAATTGGAGTAGCTAGATTATAATTTGAATCATAACCAGCTCCAGTTCTTTCACGACCAGTTTTTAACATTGTTATTTCATCATCTGCAACACTTGGACAAGCCATATTCTATTTTTTTAATTGTTTGATTTCTTTTTTTAAACTATCAACCTCTGCTTTTAATTCTTTTATAGCTTCTATAAATACACCAGCCATATTACCATAAGCAACAGAGTGCTTATCCTCATCATCAATACTTACAACCTCTGGCAACACTTCTAAAACTTCTTGTGCAATAACACCAATTTTAGTTGATTTATCATCAATGTCTTTTCTGGTATATGTGACACCTCTTAATTGTGTAACCTTATCTAGTGCATTGTCAACAGTAACAATGTTTTCTTTTACTCTACGATCAGAAAAAGCTATAACATCACTTGTGGCTCTTATATCACCAGACACATCTAATTTATATGTTGATCCAGGTAGTGTTGTATCACCCTCGCCATAACCTAATCTAAGTGAATGTGCTATTGTAAATTTACCTTGAGTAGTACAAGCAAAAGCACCTTGAGAATTTGTATGACCAGTATCACCCCACCAAAAACCTCTTGCTGATGTATTGCTCATTTGACAAGTTATGGCATAACCATTTAACCCACCAAACGTATAAGTAGTATGCATCCCAAAACCATAAGTTGAACCTGTCCAAACAGAAAATTTAACCCTTTGGCTAACTGCTTTCATTTCAACTTGAGTAGTTTGTAACCTTAATAGTGTACCGCTTCGAGTTCCAGACATTATCAGAGTACCATTATCAACATTATTATGTCCCCACATACCCCATTCACCATTTCCTATTTGTGTTAATAAGCCATTAACGCCACTAGGTAAAGATGTACCACCACCTCTATAACCAAGTGACATTCCATAAGCATTTTTTGCTCCAGTTGTTGAATTGTGTTCAGCAAAGAATATTCTACCAGAAGCTTCGCCATCAGTACCAGTATTGCCCTCAATAGTACAGAATCTTCCATTTACATTTGCTCCATTGCCAGGGATTCCAAAATTCATTGTGCCACCCTTAACTAAAACAGTTTGACCAGTTCCATTGTTTAAATCAACAGTTCCACTATTATTAATTTTTAAACCTACTAAATTTGCTGTATTTGTAAAACTAAAAGCACCTAATGAATCCATTGAAATTTTAGGGTGTCCAGATGATGCACTTGTGTTAAAACCTATATAACTGTTGTTTGTTAAAAACATATTGCCATTAACCTGTAATTCCTCAGCACCACTAGCTCCTTTTATTCCAACGTTTCCAGTACTTCTAGCAATTTGTAATGAAACAACACCAGTTGTACTATTATCGTGAGTTGTTAATTGGAATGTATTATCAATATTACCTCTGTTTTTAAGCTGAAAACCATAATTCATAGCACTACCGCTTAAACTTTCTGCTAATTGTAGTGTTGAGCTTTCATTTCCGCCAACCCCACCAATTCTTACAGTTGTGTTAACTGTTGATGTACCTATGCTTTTATTTTGTATGTCTAAGGTTGCTGCTGGGTTGGCAATATTAACTCCAACTGTACCATCTGAATTTACTGTAAATCTTTTTACATCTGTTCTTGATGATGCTTGTAATATTCTAGTTTGTACTGTTTCTTCCCCAGCTCTTATCAATACCCCTTGACCACTTGTTGAGGAATTATATATCCTTGATATTAAACCAGTTACTGATTTTCCAACAGTAAAAGGATAGGTGACAACATTATCACCAATTCCAAAATTCCCACCATTAAAATAAGTATCGCCATAACTTCTAATCATAAAGCCAGCACCACCAACACCTTTCACAACACCACCACTTGAATTTGATTCTAATTGAACATAGTGTGTTGAATCATGTTGTGATCTAACAGTACCGCCAGTAGCTAATATATTATGATCGGATGCGGTTATATCAGTATAAAAGGTTGATGTATTGTCATTAATAATTAATCTGTTATTCCCATTATGTGCTGCTCTAACTCCAAATACAATAGAGGCACTAGCTGCTGTATTACCATTTGTAATATATACATTACCAGCTCTGTTACCCATTATTCCATAGCCAGTTACTCTTAATTGATCATCTGTTCCAGTTACATTACCAGCCGCATCAACACCATCTATTATTACATTGTTATCACATATTATATAACCCTGTAAATCCATGTTACCGCTGTCATTTATAGTCATTAGATTAGAACCAGTAGTAGATGATTGACCATTGTGCTTTAAACTAAAAACATTTCCAACACCATTATTATTACTGTCAATCATTAAAGTCATGTTGCCACCAGATTTAAAAAAACCAGTTTGTAATTGATTGTTAGTATCTTGCAGTTGTATTACCTGAGTAGCGCCAATAAGTACACTACCACCTAAAACGACATTATGTTCTACATCAATACTTAAATGACTTGCTCCAGATGTTCTAAAATAAAATGTTCTAGTACCTCCAGATTGCTGTTCTAAAACTGTATTATAACCATCATCTCCATAACCAGCTGGCATTGCTGGTTTAAATATTATTCCATTTGTTGGTGTTACAACCCCACTTGTTGAGGTAGTTTCTGATGTACCTACTAATTGTAAAATAGGCGCTCCTAATGTGCCACCATCTGCTACTGCTGGAGTTTTAATGCTTAATAAAGCACCAGCACTTGAATTATCTGTACCTAAGCATAATTCTCCAGAGTGCAATAATCTCATTTGCTTTACACTCCCTTGTGTTCTAAAAACAATGTCTTTATCTGCTCCACTCGTTCCAAAATAGAAATGGTCGCCAACATTCATTATCTCATTTGAATCAATACCAATTCCAACGCTTGTTGTACCTACTAATAGAGTTGAGTTTGCCATTGTAGTTCCGCCAATAGTAGCTCCACTTCCAAAAACTCTCAAAGGTATTGTTCCATTAGGTGATGAACCAAATGTAGCTTGTGCAACACCTCCAGTAGAAATACCTATTACATTTGCTCCAGCATCATAAAAACCAGTATCTGTATCGCCTATTTGCAATGAGGGAACTGCGGCAGTACCAGATTGTACATATAATGAACCATTTTGTATAAACACACCATCAGCGGTCAATTGTATTTTTCTTGAACCATTAACCACAAAACCTAATTGATGATTTGCTGGTCGATACATACCAGTATTTAAATCTGCTACAAAACCAAAATCAACCTCTGCTGTTGATGCTCTTGAATAAGACAAAAAATTACCAGAGCTTGTAGCATCACCAGATACAACACTAACCTCTGTTTCAGTTGAATCAAAATGAAAAGCGGCACCACTACCTATTGAGGTGTTGTCTGCATGAGCAAAGTATAATGTGCCTTGTTGTATTGGATCAGCTATATCATCACTAAAATTAATTTTAGCACCAACAGATGTTGTTGTTGTTCTTATTGTAATTCCAGCATCTGAGGTTACAGTTAAAGAGCCATCAGTTGTAATACCCCCTAAAGTGTATAAATTGCCAGATGTGTCTAAAGTCATTGACCTAGTAGTGTCTTTTACAAATTGTAAATTTCCAGATGCATTTGATAAATCATTAGGTGATTCAAATATTCTCCATAAGTTACCACCATTCCAATTTATACCCTCATAACCGCCAGCATCATTAAAATATAAGGAATTAATATTATTGATATTTTGATTGACCATATCAATAACACCGCCCATTGTAATACCACCAGAAAAAGCAACTGTGTTTGCACCTCTGCCAATAGTAATTACATCAACTCCAGTAGCACTATTATCATGTCTTATAACTTTAAATTGATTTGCAGTTCCATTATATCTTAAAGTAAATCCATAATTATCAGTCGATTCTCTTAATTGTAATTCAGTATTATACTCTGCTGCTGTTTGAATTTTTAATACTCTATCAGCTTCAATAAGTGTATTCCCTATTTTTTGATTACCTACAACATATAAATCATTTAAAAACTTAGATTCGCCACTAATAAATAATTGACTAGCTGTTGAATCATATTTTATACTAGGTCGACCAGCACCAGAACCAAAAATAAAAGCTGTATTATCACCAATCTGTGTTGTAGCGGTTATAACATTCCTATTAATATTACCATCTATTTTAAAGTATTCTGTAATACCACCAATTCCATTATCAGTTTTAAATATTATACTTTTATCATTACCATTGTTTTGTATTACTAAAGCTCCATTTATGTTATCAATGTAACCATCTGTTCCATTATGATATATTTCTAAATCGCTATCAGTACCAAAAAGTGCTTTTACATTATCATTGTGTCTTGTTGATTTAGTAAATATAGTTTTAACTTCACCACCATCTAACCTCATATATTCTGTAACTGAACCTGATCCATTATCTAATTGAAATTTAATATCACCATCAGTTACAAATGAATTAAAAATTAAATCGCCTGAGTTTATTCTAACAATATTATTAGTAGTGTGATATATTTTTAGATCAGATGAATCACCAAAAGTTAATTCAGAATCATCTGTAAAATTTATATCCCTATTAACTCTATTAGGTATATCATTTGCCCTACCAGCACCAAAAACTTTTATTAATCCATTACTAGCATGAGATTTTATTACTACTGCTATTTTTTGTACTTGACTGCTAAATGCAGTTGGTTTTGTAGCTGTAAATTCACCAGCAGTTTCGGACACATATAATTCATCTCCTATACTAAAACTAGATGTATTTATCCCACTTACTGCTCCAAACATTACAGCTTCACCCTCAGCTTCATCTGCAATAGTTTCGTTTAGTACACCAATAGCTGGCATACTAGCCACTACATTTGCATCAGCTGGAACAACCTCTATAACATTTCCACTCGGTGGTGTTGCTGTTGGTGCCGCATGGACAACAACTCCTTTTGCAAGTTCGCCACCACTAACATTTTTAACAGTTACATCTATTCTTTTTGCAACCTCTATTTCTGTTGGAACGCTATCATCAACATATTTTTTTGATGCCGCATGAGCATCTGCTGTTGGTGTTTCTGGAATAGTTACTTGACCACTAAAATTTCCAGTTCCAATGTTAGTTAAATTTCTAGATGCATCAATAACCATCACGCCATTTAATCTATATCCATATGGTGCATTTACACCAGTATCATCTAATATTTGGAAATGTACTTTGTTTGATTGCTCTGGCTCATAAAAATCTAATCCCTCTGGTGTTGCTTTTATAGCCATATCAATACTACTATCTGATGTACCATTAAAAAATATTGTTGGATTTGTAGTGTTTGATAAATATATGTTTGGTGTTGTTATACTGTTTTGAAAATATGCTTCTCCAGTATCATCCATGTGGAATCTTTCTGTACCAGCTGCATCATACCATTGTGTAATATATCTTGTACCAGATGTGCCACCAGCTTGAATAATTAAACCATGCCCACTATCTGAGGTGTTTGTAAAACTTGCTAACCATGCTGCATTAGCAGCATCATTAATGGATACAGTGCCACTAAAATCACCACCAGTAGCTTCTAAGTTACCTATAACTAAATTCCCTTTAGTATATCCACTAGCTGATGTGTCAACAGTTGTTGTTGGCTCAATAGATGTGCCTATAAATAGCTTAAACTTGTTATCACTAGCATCATTAAAAAACCCTTTGTATTTAGTACCAGTTGCAACATATTTACCAAACAAACCAATATCTAATGTGTTGGCTGTATTGTCTTTTGCTAATTTTATTAAAGGATCTTCAACTGCTAGATCAGTTACATTTAAATAAGTCAATGTTCCATTTACAGTTAAGTTTCCTGATATTATAAGATTGCCACCAATTTTAGCATTTCCACTTGTATGAAACTGATAAGCTGGTGAGATACCAATACCTAATCTTGTTCCTGATAAATATAAAGGTGAATCATTACCTAAACCATCACTTAAAAGTTTTGGAGTTCCAGTTAAGTTTGAATTGTCTCCAATTTTGATTATTGCATTATAAGTATCTTGAACCCTTAAACCAGTATATGATGTTGCCATAAAATCTTTTTTACAAATTTAAGCAATTTCGTTTACCTTTGTTTACCTTGTCCTCTATACTTTTTTTTGTAACCTTTTTTACCTTTTGATGCATTTTTAGAATGAACACCTGGGCGCTTTTTTTTAACTTTAAAACTATATGTTTGCGCTATATTTTTAGCCATTATTTTTTAAATATACTAGTTGCCTTTTCTGTTGTACGCCCACCAAAATAAGCCAATACAACTGCCATCATAACCTTTTCAAATGTATCGTTCCAAGTAGCACCAATATGAAATGGCACACTTTCAATACTATCTAATATACCAGCTAAAGAAAATACAACAATACACCAAACTAAAACTAATGGTCGTACATTTTTACTCAGCCAAGAATCGCTAATTGAATCGGCTTTCCATCTACTAGTAATTGATTCAATTTCTTTATTTTGTTGCTCGTAAATTAACTGCTGTAATTTGATTTTATCTTGATTAGATATTTTTGATTTGCTTATTTCAGCTAATGCATCTTGAGGGGAACTAACACCACTTAAAACTTTTCCTAATGTTGGATTTATCATTGATGCAGCACCAAATAATAATTTACCAACAGTAGTTTCCTTAAATTTCTTTTTATCACTCATAACTATAAAATCTAAAATGTAAACCAAATAAAATTAAATAAACATTTAGCTCAGAAAACTTTGCCTCATCATCATAAGGATAATAAGCGAACCCCAAAAGTGGCCCAGTACTTAAAGTTTCCATTATGCCAAATTGTAAATTATTCATTTGTAATATCTATATATTTTGTTTTGTCATTTTCCTTTATAGCTTTTAAACATCTTTTCCTATTTGAATCAGCATCTACATAACTTACATGAATCCAGGATGCATTGCCCTTATCATCAGGAAACTCAAATATAAGCTGGTCAAAATCTAAATTTTTTTTTATATAATCATACATATCATTATTACTCATGTAACCATACGTGTCATCCAGGTCAATCGCTCTTCCCTGGCAATGCTGTGATCGGCTACTTCCGCCAATTGCTTGATTCAATTTTTCAACCCTCATAAACGAGTTTATTTTTATTGGGCCACCAACTGCTTTTCTAAGCGGTTCAAATACCTTTTCCGCAATCAACTCCATGTTTTGTAGCTGATATTCATTTGGAGTATTATCTATGCCTAAACGTAATGCTGTTACACTTTTTGTAGCTTCTTTATATGATATATGTTTACTTATTCTATTCATTTGTAAATCAAATTAATTTTTTTATACACAATATCTTTATTCTGTAAAGATTTTACCTTTATCTTAACAATAGGTTTAATCATTACACTTGTTACTATATTCACAAAAAAACATAACCATTAGTTAGTACTTGCCCTCCTACTTCTTTTTAATCTGTCAACAGTATTTTGTATTTCTAAGTTAGTAGCTTTTATTTGTAAAGATATATCTGCAACATATTGCATCCTTACTCTACCAGTTTGATCCATAATAACAATAACAGGTACAGCCATTATACTGTTCTGTACATCGTTTGGTTGATCTTTTAAATAGCTAAATTTAACAGTAGCACCAGTAATGTTACTTAAATCATAATTATTTTTTTTATTCCACTCTGCATTTATTTGCAAAACAGTAATATCTTGAGCTTTAACACAAACCGCAATTAATACAAATATCACACATAATATATATTTTTTCATTTACTTATTATTTCAAATAATTTTTCATCAATATTTTTCAAAGCATCACTATTTTCCTCAACTTTTTTACCAGTATTCATAATAGTTTCCCTAATTAATTGATCTTTTAAATCATATTCAGTTCGACTAATTTCTGGCTCTGGCAACAACTTAGCTTCTTCAATATCAGCTTGTATAGCGAACCACATACCAATTAATGATGCCATACCAGCTCCAATAGCTATTAATGTTTTTATACTAATATTAAAATTAGTGTCCTCACTTAATTCCTTACCCATTTTTATTTTTTTTTATTTTTTGAACTGTATATATAATAGTAGCTAACAATAAAATTATCCTTAATGAAACCTCAATATTTGTCAATGAAATTCCTAGTGCTATTGTATTCATTATATATAATTTCATATCTGTATGTTCCATTTTAATTTAATTGTTCAACTCTGTTAGATAATTCTATAACTCCCTTAAAATATGTGCCACCATCTGTATCTTCTTGACTATAATTAACACTTTCAACATTACACCCATATACTTTAAAATTATCACTAGACAAATCAAAATATCCACTTGTTCTAGTTCTAAGCAAAGATAAGCAAGTATTTACTAATTGATTAGCGACTAAATCACCGCCAGAATCGCCTTGATATTTAGTAACTATTTCTAATCTAGTAATAACTTCGCTAGTAAATGATTGTTGGTTTTGATCTATTTCATTTGTAGCAACACTATAAACCCAAATGTAAGGCGGATCATAACTTTTACGAACTCTGTTTGTAACTTGGACCGGTTGGCCACTAACTGATTGACTACCTATTGCAGAAATAATAGCTTGTCTTATATATTGCATTGGCTCTCTCATCTTATTTTTCTATTTAATTTTGATTCTAGTTTTTTAACAAAATTTCTAAATACAACCCTAGCTGGATTAAAAAAATATGGATTTGGTTTTTGTTTACTAGTTCCAAATTCAACAAAACTTGAATATTCCATTTCAGATACAATAGCAACACCGCTTCCCTCTTTACTATAATTTATACCACCCTTTAAAGCACCGGTATCGACTGGAGCTTTTAATTTCTGTTGTTTTACAATATCAGCGCTAGCTCTAGCTATATCCATTTGATTGCCATTTTTAACAACAATATTTAAATCGGTCAAAATTTTATTGAAATTATTTAAATCTCTTTTATTAAATTGTAGTTTTGGTTTCATTACTTAAAACTTATTGCCTCGATTGTTGTATAAAAATCCGGTGTGCTTTCAAACATATTGACAACTCTATATTTACTAGTATTACCAGGAAACTGTAAATAATATTCAAAATAATTATCTGGCGAATCAAGTGCCTTATTTCTAACTATTATTTTAATTTTTTTAGATTGTTTACGACTGCCATTTTCTGTATTCATTTCACCACTCACATATTCAACATTGGCCCATAACGTAGTAATAACAACTGGATCACTAGTAAAGCCACCATAGCCATCATTAGTCGGTTGCAACTTATAAAATTGTACTCTTGTATCTAATTTTCCAGCATCCATTATAAAAACATTGCTTTATATGAATTTAAAATATCTCTAACATTTGTTGGCACTTCATCTATATTTTTACCAATTATAAAATCAGATCTATTATCATAATATGTTGATGTTAATTGCATTATGGCCGATTGTAGCAATGAATCACTTAATCCACTTGTTATGTAAGTAACTTTTACTTTGTCAGCATAGCCGCCATCTAGCTCAATAGTTTCATTATCTAAACCAAGTACACTATAACTAACAGCTGTTCCATCACTAGTAACACTAGATATACTTGTAACTGGACCAAAAGGCAAATCAAATGTGCCATTAGTTTCATCCATATAATAAGTTCTATTTTTGGATACAATATCCCTAGATATATAATTTTCACACCATATTCTAGCTTGAGTTATCATGCTGGTAATTATGTTATCATCCTCACTAGTGCTAACTCTAATATAATCTTTAGCTGTCGCTACTAATACAATTTCAGATCCCTCAGTTGAATTAATCTTTATTTGTCTCATTTTTGGTTTCTTTTGAATCTATTTTTAACTCCTTAGTTTCTTTTTTAATTTTAACTTCTTTTTTCTTGACTATTTTTTCAATAGATTCACCCCAACCTTTTTTAATCCATTTACCAACATTTTTTTCTGGAATGTCTATTATATCACCCTCTTTATAATTTTGGCCATTTCTTTTGACTGGTGTTAAAAGTTTAATTTTCATAACTATTATTTTTATGTAAAGATAAAAAAAAAGTGCCACTAGTTTTTAAGTAGCAGCACCTTAACTTATTTATGAAATCAATGCAAAGTTATTGAAATTATTTTTATACTTACCATTAATGTTAATCTTTAAGCAAGTTTGGCCAAGATTTGGTATTATAAAAAAGCCATCATTGAACTCATCATATAAAGCAAAATAGTCAACATACTTTTTTTCATAAGATGCCAAACCGGTTCGCCTAAGAGTTATTTGCATACTATTGCCTCGCCTTAAACGATCTTTGCCTAAATATTTAACCTGGATCTTAAATAAATTGCCATTCTTTTCAAGTATGCAATCATAATAGCTTGAGCTGGAAAGCGGAGTTGACACATTATAACCTAAAGATATGGCGGTTGCTGCAAAATGATATTCAGCAAAACACCCTTTTTGATTATGTGTCATTTACTAAAAATAAAAAAAACCCAGCTGAACTAACAACTGGGTTTTACACAATCACGATTTAAAACAAAACAAAAATTATATAATTACAATGGGTGTGATTGTATTATTTTTCTTATAGCATCCATGTGCTTAAATACTAAAAGTTTTTTTATAGCTGGCAAGTTATCCCATGCTTGCCTTTCAATAGAGCTGGCTATTATAGTATCTGTATCCAATATGACTATTTTATTATCTGCCTTGCTCATGATTATTGTTTGTTAGTACCGATATAGCTAAAATTCCTAATATAATAGCTGTTAACAAGTCATTTGACATTTCTATTGCCCTAAACATCAAAAAGAATAAAAGGATCGCTAAAAAGTGCTTAATATAGTTTCTATTCATTTTTAAAAGTATCTTTTTGGACATATGCCATTATACCAAATAAATTGTTGAGCTTTTGTTTTTCAGATCTTTGAAATCTGCCTTGCTCTTTTGCTTTTTTTATTGTGTGATTAAATCTTGCTTTTGAACTCATAATTTTTCTTTTAATTTAGGGGGTGACTGTTGGCTCTCTTGCTCCGTTGTAGTGGTTAAAAGTTGTACACCTTATAGCTATCCACTATGATTTCTTTGTACACCCCCTGTTGTTAAATTAATTTTTATACCAATTTTTTATCTCATTACTTTTAGTTATACCTAACTCTTTATTTAATTGTCTTTGCTCTTTAGTATTTAGATATGTTTTGGAAACCGGCTGGCTCCAATCAACCCAGCTATATAATACTTGATATTCAAAACCAACCTCACAACTCCTTTCAACACTATGCACTAGCTTTGGAGCTTCTAAACATAAAACATCAGTCATATCAGCCATAGCTAATTTAAAAGCATCTTTTAATTTTAAGTTCTTATAATTCATATATCTAACATTAAGATTAAACATAAACTATATAGCACCACATGGATTGCTATTAACCACTTCCAGTTGTCTGGATCTTGTTTTAAGAATTTTTTATACATATCAAACATATCTAAGTTTTTAAAAGGGGGTTTTTACACCCCCATTGTTTTTAGTTGATTAAAGATAAATTAGCTTGCACAGTTTTGTAAACTGGTTTGTGATTTTGGTCAAAAGTAATAACATTATACTCATTTAAATTACATCTAAAACCATTAGAACCATTATAAGCCATTGTAGTATAAATACTAGAAATAGCATCTTC